GTCTAAAAGAGATCCACACGGCAATCCGAACGACCAGAATGTCACCTTGGGGCCAGCACCTCTCGGCTGATGAGGCTCGGTGTCTGTATGGTTTAGACGCATTACCAGGTAGGAACGAGAAGTTTAAGTTTGATGCTAAAGCGGAGATCATGATGCGCATAGCCGATCCTAGCGTCAGGGCTTACATTGGCCGTGATGGGACCCTGGACTACACCTCTTACGATCAAGACCTCTATGAATCAATCGACGAAGCCGTGACCTCTGTCTTACCAGAGCGCGTCCATCTAGAGACCTTTTCACACTGGTATGCACGACGCATGTTTTGGGCCGCTGCTGGCGGTGCTCCAGGCGCCACTGTTCGTTGGGCCACCGATAGTGATCGTCAACGTCTAAATAAACGTGGGGCACTCCTCTTGATTCCAGAGAGCCATATGCTCAATATACTACGTACTGTCCTCGATCCAGTTCTGTACTCGAAAGCAGCCGTCAAATTCGAAAATGGTAAGAATCGGGCTATTTGGAATACTGCTATTGAGCACTACGTTATCCAGGCGTACGTACTTGATATGTTTGAGAGTGCTAATCAATCTGGGACCTGGAATGCTGGTGCTGCTAGTGCTGATGAGATGCTACGCGGGACCGTCCGTCGTCTACTCAACCTAGGTGATCGCGTCGGTTTGATGTGGGATTTTAGTGATTTCAACATTAACCACACGCTTGGTGCCCAATCATACCTCTGGGAAGCTGTTGAACGTGCGCTACTTACTCGTGGAGCCGGCACATCCAGCGTGGACACCATGGTGTGCGGCCAGGATATCCGTATGGCAATCAATTTTATTGTTGGTGCTCGTAATTTCACGGTTCTACACGATACCGACAGTGATTTCATTGCGCGCGTCTCGCGTAGCTTGCAGTCGGGTGAAAGGGCTACTTCCTTCACCAACACTTTCTTAAACCGTGCCTACACTCTACAGGTTCGTCGTTTCTTCGTTAGGTCATGCGGCCGCCCCCTC